TCTAAGAAGAATTAACAACACCCACTTACTTGCGAATGTAAATCAATCGGAGTTGGATGAACCTGCAATTGGTCTTGATTATTACTATGTTGATGTTCAAATGAATGTCAACGGTACAAATAGAGCACCGGCCAATGGATCAGGATTCCCACCACTTTATTTCAATCAAGATAAGACTGCTGGTGGTCCTTTCGTTAAGGCTCAGTACAACTTACCATTCAACCTTATCACACCTAAGGTCACGACCATTACTCCTCTTGGAACTAATCTGATCGCTCAGGCTAGAACAATCACTTCTGCCAGTGTTGATGGAAATCAAGAGTCTTATTTGGATGCTGGTTACAAGCAGATGACCATCTTTGATAAGAACTATTTTGATGGTACGATGATGATTGCTTCTCCTCAGAACGAGGATGTCCAGTTGAATAGTGATGTATTCCCAGGTAAGAAGTCATTCACCATGGTCTTTACCATGACGACTGATAACCCAAGAATCAGTCCTATGATTGATCTTGACAACTCTTCTGTTGTTTATACAATGAACAGGGTTAATCAACCTGTATCCGATTATGTTCAGGACTTTAGAGTGAATGGAACAGAAGATGATCCTAATAGATTCTTCTATGTCTCTAAGAATGTACTTCTTGAGAATCCTGCAACATCACTGAAAGTACAACTTGACGCTTATTGTTCAAACTTTAATGATATTAGAGTGTTGTACGCACTAGATCAAAATGGTCCTGTAGAAGAGACAATCTTTGTTCCATTCCCCGGATTTAAGAACATTGACTCTAACGGAGCAATCCTCGATATCTCTAAAAACAATGGAACACCTGATGTCAGAGTTCCTAAGACTGATGCATACGATCCTGACCCACGTATCGATGAATATAAGGAATATACGTTTACCATTGATGAGGTTAAATCTTTTAGGTCCTTCAGGATCAAGATCATCGGAACCTCAACCAACATGCAGAATGTACCGATGATCAGGAGTCTAAGAGCCATGTCGTTTGCATAATGGATTACTTACCTGTAGAAGGGATGGATGGCTATTTTAGAGACATCCATTCCGGTGCTATTATTAACAAGAATAATACGGAATACAAGTCCTATGTGACAAGTAGAAGTAGGTTGGATTCTGATAGACAGAAGTTTGAAAGTCTTCAGTCTGAAGTTGTCGGCATCCAATCCGATGTTGATGAAATTAAATCTATGCTCAATACTATTACTGATTTATTAAATAAATAGACAATATAGGTCTCGAAGATGCAGCCTAGTAGCAGACAAGAATTTACCGAGTACATTCTAAGACAGTTGGGTGCTCCTGTATTGGAAGTCAATGTCGCTGAAGAACAGGTTCAGGACTTAATTGATGACGCCCTTCAATTTTGGCAAGAGAGGCACTATGATGGTGTAGTGCAGACATATTTAAAGTATCAAATTACCGAAGACGATGTAAAGAAAGGATTAGCAATACCTCCCGCTACTCCAGGTAAAGGTGTAGGAAGTGTTGGTATTGTTACTACACAGACAGAAACGAGTGTTGCAGGAACTGCAACCACATTTACGTATTATGAGAATAGTAATTATATTCAATTAGATCCCGCAGTAATTGGTGTCAATAAGATTCTTCAATATGATAGTGCTAAATCCCTGAGCAGTTCAAATATGTTCAGTTTTAAATATCAGTTGGTTCTTAATGATCTCCAGTATTGGGGAACCATTGATCTATTGTCATACTCCATGGCTATGTCGTATCTGGAGACGATGAACTTTCTCCTGAACACACATAAACAAATTAGGTTCAACATTAGACAAGATAGGTTATATATTGATATTGACTGGAAGGAAATTCGTGCCGATCAATACATCATTATTGATTGTTGGAGAGCCATGAACCCTGTCGAATATACTAGGGTATGGAATGACTCGTTCCTAAAACCATATGCCACTGCACTGGTCAAGAGACAGTGGGGAATGAATCTTATTAAGTTCCAGGGTGTCAAACTACCTGGTGGGATTGAATTTAATGGAAGACAGATCTATGATGATGCTCAAGTTGAAATCGATAGACTGAGAGAAATTATGCCAACAACATATGAATTACCACCTCTCGATCTTATCGGGTGATAATACATGTTAAATCCCTTCTTTCTTAACGGTTCAAAACCTGAACAAAATCTCCTACAGAGTCTGTACAATGAGCAGATTCAGATGTATGGTATTGAGGTACATTATCTACCTCGTCAGTATGCAACTACAAATAAAATCATCAGAGAGGTAATAGAGTCTGACTTCACAACAGCAGTACCTCTAGAGGCTTACGTCAATACCTATGAGGGTTATTCGGGACAGGGAACTATCTTATCGAAGTTTGGTATTGAGAATAGAGATGATCTAGAATTAACTATTTCAAGAGAGAGGTGGGAAGATTATGTGGCTCCTATGATTAAGGGGCTAACTAAAGGTAAAATTACAGAAAGGCCAAAAGAGGGTGACCTTATTTACTTCCCTCTTGGGGACAGAATATTCGAGATTAAGTTTGTAGAACATGAGCAACCATTCTACTCTCTCAAGAAGAACTATGTTTATGAACTGAAGTGTGAGCTATTCAGATATGAAGACGAGGTTCTTGACACTGGTATTGAAGCAATCGATGATGAGATTGCAGAAATAGGTTATATCCAAACCATGCACCTTATTGGTGCTGGTGTTGGTGCGACAGGTGAAGTAGTGATGTGTCCTAAGGGTGCTGTGAATGATGTCTTCATCAGCAACATGGGTAAGAACTTTAGCGAGACACCTGTTGTAGCATTCTCTTCTGCACCATCTGGTGGTACTACTGCAGTAGGTATTGCATCTGTTTCTTATGAATATCCTGGATGTAGAGGTAAGTCTGGTGTTGTAAATTCAATCCTACTTACAAATGCTGGTTGTGGATATACAGAACCACCTATGATTACCGTACAAGGTGGTGGTGGAACTGGATTTGCAGCAACTGTTGGTATTGCTAACTCAGATTCTGTCAGAGATGTCATTATTACAAATGCTGGTTCTGGATATAGAACAAATCCAGATATTCGGATTGGTATCTATCCAACATTTGATGAAACTTATATATTCTTTAGTAGTACGCAATACAAATTCAACAACTTTATTCCTGGATCGGAAGATGTGGCTACAGGAATTACAACAATCAGTAGTGCAGGTATTGTCACTGATGTTTATGTTACGAGTGGTGGTGACAATTTCAAATCCACACCTGGAGTTATTATTGACCCACCAGCAGCTCTTGGAAAACTCCCAGATGGTTCAACCATCACCATTGGTGGTACATACATCTTCAATGAAGTAGTTAAGGGTTCTACTTCTGGAACTACAGCAAGAGTCAAGGACTGGAATGCTAATATTAACTTTATGCAACTCGGTGTGATTGGAGGTACTTTTGTACCAGGTGAATATTTGGTGGGCGAAACTTCTGGAGCAACCTTTGTAATTAATAGTATTGATACTGAAGGTGTTGATCCATATGCTTCCAATCAAGCTATTGAGAGTGCTGCTGATAATATTATTGACTTCTCAGCTACGAATCCTTTTGGTATGCCATAAATAGGTGTATAGTGGTGTAACATAATGTTTGAATATTTTTATAACGAGATCTTTAGATCCGTCATTATTGGTTTTGGTTCTTTGTTTAATGGAATTCAGATCCAAAAGAAAGATGATCAGGATGATACTTCTAGCGTTATTAAAGTTCCCATTGCATATGGTCCCACACAAAAGTTCCTTGCACGGCTGCAACAGAGCCCTGATTTGAATCATCCGGTTCAAATGACCCTACCTAGGATGTCATTTGAATTTACAGCACTGGCATACGATCCATCGAGAAAATCTACCCAAACTCAAGTAATTGTAGTTACTAAACCTGATGGTTCTGAGGCAAAAAAGACTTTTCTTCCTGTCCCATACAACATGACGATTACCCTTTCAGTTTATACAAAACTGAATGATGATATGTTGCAGATTACAGAACAGATTGTTCCATATTTTCAACCTGGATATACTCTTCCCATTAAGTTCCTTGGTGAATACGATCAGGTAGTCAATGTTCCTGTTGTTTTGGAGAACATTGAGATGACCGATGAGTATGAGGGCAATTTCGACACAAGAAGAGCACTTCTCTATACTTTCACATTTACAGCGAAGACTATGGTTTTCGGTCCTCTCAAGGATGTATCTGGAGACATCATCAGAAAGACTACTATTGGTTACATCGCTGGTTCCAAATCAAGTGGATACCAGAGAGATGTTACCTATCAGGTCACACCTAGAGCACTCAAAGATTATGATGGAAGTGTTGTGACACTCCTTGCAGAGAATGTTGATATGGTCGAGAACATTATTGATGTTGAGAATGGTTCCG